CAGTATAAAGTGGCAATACTTCATTTGCAGCAATATCAATATTAGTTGATCCAGTTGTTATTGTTACATTAATTACAACTGTTGCAGATGAATCATTTATATTAATATTTCCATCTTGAGCTAATATTAATACACCAGTTTGTATTTGCAATATTGGATTAATTGCTTCAATGTTGATATTACTTGTATCTGTTGTGATGTTAACATTTTTTATAGCGGTAACGGTAGCATCTTGTCCATTTACATTTATATTTGTAACAGTTACAGTATCAGTATCTGAAATAGAAATAGTTGAATCAGTATTGTTAAGATGGATGTCTGTTACATCAGCATTTACAGTTGGATTAGATATAATTGAAAAATCAGCATCTTTTGCATCAACCGCTATATTTGTTACTACAGGGTTTATTTCTTTATCTTTACCAGCATCATAGTGTGCAGTTATTCTAGTTCCACTTAAAGCAGTTGAATATACAGCAAAGCCTTGAATTCTTCCATTCCAAAAACCACCAATTGCACCAAGTGAACCAACTCTTAACTCTTTATTATTACCACCTAAACCTACTGCACCAAGTCCAGTAATTGTTGATCCACTCTGTGCTCCATCTATATAAAGCTTAGCAGTGTGTGCACTATCGTCAACAACTAAAGCTACGTGATACCTTGTTCCTGTAGATACAGATCCATAACCACCTACGTTTGTTTCCCAAAAGTTAAAATTAGATCTAGCAATGTTAATGTCAAATGAACCAGTATTGCTTAACTGTAAGTTTGTTCCATAGTTACCATTGCTGTTGGCTGTCCAAGCACCAAATACACCAGGAAAAGCTGAAAATGTATCATTATTTATCCAACACTCCATCGTAAAGCTACCAGTAAAGTTGCTTGCAAGAGTATATTTAACATGATCATTTGTCCCATCAAAGTCTACTGATTTGCCTTCATTAATTAAAGCAGTTTGATTTAATGTAGGGCTATTTGTGTATGTGCCGTTTCTTCCATTGCCACTTGAATCTGAAGCTGTTGTTCCAGATGTTTCATCTAACTTCCAATATAGATATGGACTATCTGCTAGCACTTCATCTGTGTATGATGTTGTTGTCATTTAAATCTCCTAAATATTAAAAGCCGAGGTATGGCACACACCCCGGCCTTTAACCTTCATACTAGTATTAATGAAGAATTGGGGGCATTGGTTAATATTGAATTTTTAAGCAATTCAAATACATCAAAAGAAACAGTAGTCCAGGTGAAAACCTGTGAGTCATCTACAAGCCCCTGAAAGATGATTACACATGTGTTCGTAACTACAGCCCTAAGTACTGTGGTCTCCACCTGGATTACTGCGTCCATTATACTACCTTAATCAGCAGTTGTTGTAAAGATGCCTGCGCTGTCCCATACAATCGAGAAAGTACCACTGGAAGAAGACTGGTCTGAACCAAAGTCTACATATCCAATCAGTGCAGAGGTGCTAGCTGTACCAGTTGAATCATAAACTACTGCATATCTTGCAGTAATTGTAGATGAGGTCCAGCTAACATCGTCAGCATCGAATTTAGTAACATTTGTTGCTCCAGTATAAGTTACTGATTTGTTGGCAAGAGTTGCTCCGCCAGCAGTATAACCAGTTCCAGATACTTCAAAGCTAGAAACGTCATTAAAATAATCGTGGGTATCTTGATTAGGAGTATAGGATGAAGACAACAGAGCTACCTTAATGGTATCGCTGTCAAAGTCAATTTCTTTATTAAAAGCCTTTGCAATTACGCTTCCGTATGTTTTTGTAGTAGCCATGTCTTATCCCCTATCAGCCCAAGTTGTCTTCTATGATTACGCCATAGCTGTCAACAAGCTTATCAGTGTTGAAGCTGTACCAGGCCATGAGGTCAATTGCACGAGCAACTACGTTGTCGTCAACATCAACACCGATGTCCTTGATCCAAGCTGCACCGAGTGATTCACGGCTAAAGAGCGCATTGTATCTACGGCTTGGAGTAGCAGCACCGTCGTCATTAACTTGAGTGCTGATAAAGCATGGAATACCATATGGCGAACCAACATAACCAGCTGCATTGGTGAAACCCTGACCAAAGCCTTCAACGGTCTGACGACCAACTGTTGCATAGGTAGCAGCGTCATCAAAGATGCCACGAAGTTTAGCCCAGCTATTTGGGTGGAACACTGCGAAGTATGGTCCAGGAGCATTTTGTGCTTCAAGGGTTGCAATAGCGGTACGGAAGTCGCTGTCGTCCATTGCATCGCTGGTGTCGTTAATGTGTGTGGTGAAGTCCATAGCGTCAAGAATGAGGCTATCTTCGTCCTGTGCAAGTGCACGGCCAAGCTGATCACCATAAGGAGCAAGGTCCTGGAATGGGTCGGCATGAAGTGTGCGCTTTGAAATTTGTACATATGTACCACGCTCAACTGGTGTCAAGGTGACGCCATCTGAGTTCATTGTGGTGCTTGCAGGTGCAACACCTTCAGTGAGTGAAGCTACTGCGACGCTCTGGAAACGTGGAACTACAATTGAGCCTGCGCCTGCAGGAACTGAGTAACCACGAACCAAAGGACGCATAACTCTATTTGCATATGCAGCTGACTGAGCATCTGCAGACACAATTTGACCAATGAGGTCATTTAATGTTGTGCTGTTTGAAATAGCCATTATTCGTTATCCTTTTGATTTGATGAAGTTCTAAGTAAATCTCTATATAAATCACGAATGTTATTACGAGCCATTGGATCCTTTTTAATTTCATTTAGATCTCTTGAACCAAGAGTTCCAGATGGATAAGGAGCTTCTTTGCTTGCTGTGTTCGGATTTGGCGAGATTGCTTTTGGGACCTTTTTAGGCTCAGCCTTTTCAGGTTCCGAAACTCCACCACTAAATTGAGGAAACTTCTCCAGGAAATTATCTACAGCTTGCGATGGAGACATACCGTTACTAAATTCTACCCATTCAGGTTGTGCAGTAATGCCACGCCTGATTAGTTCGTTTTCAATTCTAACAGTATGAATTTGTGTTTCAAGTGTTTTGTACTGATCAAGTTCTGTCTTTACTTCTTTGAGTTCTGTTCTATAACGAGCAGCCTCAGATCTTAAAGACTTAACATAATCTTTGTCAAAAGACTCTGGTGATTCTAAATCACTCATTTATCCTCCAGGGATTGTATTCGGCATCTAGCCTACATTAATAGTAATATCATATCATATAATTGATCAAATTACTTAGGTCTTATTATACTAACATTTGTAAAACCTACGTTTTTGTTAACACCTTTTGCTGTTTTGACTTGAAAGCCAGATTTTATTGCTAAACCTTTAATTCTACTAGCAGCAACTGCCTTTTGTGCAAGAGCAAATGCTGCTGGATCAATAGGAAATGCTTGACCATATCCTTGACCACCAGTAAACCCTCTGCTTGGTCCAGTTGAAGGAAGAGCAGCGCCTGGTGTATTAATTCTTTGAACGTCTGCAATACTTAATTGTTCACCAGCAGTAACGGTTCTTCCTAGGTATTTAGACAATGTAGCTGCATTTGATGCATTTACTCTTTTATTGCTCATTGGTTGTGCTTTTGGCTTTGATATTGTAGGTGCTTTAACTGAATATTCAACATTTACTGCTCCAGTTTGAAAATCTGAAGTAACTCTTTCAACAGTGATATAACTATCACCAATAACGTTTTGTGGTCTTAAAACGTTTTTTTGTGCTTGAGTTGGAGTAAAAGTAGAAAAATCTGTTCTACCACCAGTAACTTGTATATTTGAGTCTACAAAACTTCCACCAGCACCAACGGTTACTTTAAATGGTTCTAATGGTCCAGATGTGGTTGGCTTTATGTTTAATCCACCAGATACAACACTTAAACTTGTAGTTCCTGGTATTCTTGTTAGATTTGACAGAGTTCTTCTAATTAATGCCATTATTTTCCTCTTTTAATTAATTTTGGTCCATAAACATAACCAAATGGTTGCGTTTTAATAACCTGCATTGATACTTCAGCAAATGGTTGTGAAATAATTTGCACTGATACTTCTGCTTGAAGTCCAGGTGTTACATTTTTTCCTACAAACGGATTGCCTCCAAGTCCATAACTCGTAGTTTTTCTTGTAGGAGTTACTGGATTTAATGGAAATGGATTATCTACAATTTTAGTAATCTTATTATTTCCAGATACTAAAGCACCAATTGAATATTGAGCTGGAGCCTTGCTTCTTAAGCTTCTATTTAAAACAGTAAATCTTTTTAAACTAGCCATTATTTCCTCTTCATTGGTTGAAAGGTTACTCTTCCCATAATTGGGAGACCAAATTTAATTGGTTGCTGTATAGGTAACACAATTCTATTACCTACTGGTTTATTGCGTACTGGTTGTACTGGTAAACCATAGGATGGCTGCTGAATAGGTAAACCGAACCTAACACCCGTGCTTGGAGCAGGAATTGGTTTTGGTAAATAATAATTTGCTGGTCTAAGGCTTGCCATTGTCTTCTCCATCTTCTTCGGGTGGCAATGTGGGAATTTGTTTATTTCTTCTTAGTGTTGCCATTTTTTTTCTCTTTTGATTCTTTAGATTTTGAATCTTTATATTCTTTATATTCGTGTTTTTTTGATTTCTTATTCATTATAGTACCTCATTTGATCCATTTAACATTGCGTTTTGTGTTGCATTTGTTAAGTATTCTGCTTCTGCTTCAATCTCAGTCATGTGAGGATCTCTACGCATAATCTCATCAATTGGAGATACAATATTAAGTCTAATATCTCTTTCAAGATTATCATCTGCCATAGACAATGGCAATATAGATTCCTGTGCCCAGTTAATTTTAAGATCATTAATTGGTTCATAACCAGCAATAGTTAAAATCATGTTAGCTAATTGCATTTCATATATTTGATATCTATTTGATTTTTCCTGGAAAACTTTCCATAGAGGGAACCAGCGCACCATAAGTTCGCGACCCGACTGGCCCTCCCCTCCCTCTACGGAAATACGAGGTACGCTTGAGGTGGTGTACAAACGATCCTCGAGATATTTAATAAATTCTAATGATTCATTAATCTTAGGATCAAGATTAAGAACGTTTGCAGTTGCTCCTTCTGGAATGTTTACTGCTCTACCAGGATGGACAACCACTGTTTCTCCTGATTTAAATCCAGAAAATACGATTGGTGTACCAGATTGCATTTTAATCGTATAACCTATATGGGTTAATAATTGATTAATATGAGAATTTAATTTGCGAACAACAGTAGCAATAGGATAGCCTACATAAGCATTGTGCACCTCTTCACCTTGAAAGTTTACAAAAGGTAGAAAGCCTAGTTCGTTTGATTCTGACAGTACAGCATCTTGTCCTTCGTACATTGTTACTGAATCGTTAGTCCAAATCTGTTGCAATATTGTTTTTTCGATCTGTGGTTGCTTGCGACCATCTGAAGTAACAGGTGCTCCATCAACTAATCTTGATATTATCCTAGTAAGAGCAATAGCATCAGCAGTGTTAGGGTCATCATCGTTGCCTGCAGATGAAAACTCAGAAGCATCGTAAATTGCCAGTCTAATCCCAGCGGGAAGTGTTTCATCAGGAGTAGGGTGGACAAGCACACTACCGGTAAGTTCTGCATATAGGTCTACCTTCCCAAGTAATGAATCTATCTTATTGTCTTTATAGACTTGTTCTATGTAATTAATTGAACTAGCTGGTCCATCCCATTCTCTTACTAAGGGACGAGCATAAAGCATTGAACATCTTTTGGTCATTATTGGTTTAGTTATGTTCATGGTAATAGGATTGACGTCATCATTCATTAAAATGACATCATTCTCTTGTTTTCCATAATAATAATTTTTATTTAATTCAGCAGCTTCTTTTCTTTCTTTTTCTTCAAGATTATAAGTCTCAGAGAAAGCTCTTTGAGTTACTGAAATGGGCATTGAGTCCCATGCACTGAAATTAGTTGGCATTGTTATTCTCCGTTGCAGTTTCTACATAGATATGGTGGTTGATGTTTAGGGGTTTTACTTGAAAATTGGCTTCGACATGTCTGGCATCTTTTCATTACAACTCTAGTCTTTGAATGTAAATCAACTCCATAATTATACTGTTCTGGGACCTCAGCGATCCATTTATTTTGATTGAATACATTAATAAAAAAGTATCTAATAGCGTCACACATGTGGTCATGAATGCCGTCTTTCAGTGCTTCTTCTTTAATGGTCTCATATTTTTGACTAGCCTTAGTATAGGTGTAGCCAGAAAGCGATCTCATTGTCTCTTTACAGTTATTAGTAACATAGAATTTAATCATTCCATCAGCTGATTTAATAAAAGAGCGAACAAGAGCAATACCTGGAGCGATTTCAGAACCTTTATTAGACACGTGCCATCTGTATGGACCCATTCTAAGGTGATCTACTGGAGATATGCCTGAAGACAGCTCTGCGGCGTTCCCAGCAGGGTCTGTGAGGATTTCCTTAACAGCTGACCTATTTAAATTATGACTAGCTAGTTTATCAATAATTAAATCTTCTATTTGATCAATACTTTTTCTCGTGACATACAGTTCATCAAATTGAATTACTTGTTGAAGTACATTGCTGACAGCCATAAAGCATACTGCAGTCGGGTTAGCATAACCAAAGTCTACACCAAGATAGATATCCCAGTCATGCCATGATGGAGATCCATTATCTATTATATTATCTTCACTAAAGTTATCATAAACTAGACCTTCTTTAGTAATAAACTCAGCAAGGTATTCTTGCCTGAAGTCCATTTCGGATACTGTTTGTGATGCTTGTTTTAGTTCATCCTCGGTAATTAAAGGATTCTTCCAGGTTGGCCAATGATCATATAACCACATGTCATCGTTAGAAGCTACAGCAGCTTGCTCATAGAACCAATTACGACCATTAGGGGTTGATATCAGAATAACCTTACCCTGTTTATCAGATAAAGCTGGTCTTAAAGCACGTGTCCATATGTCTTGTTCTATAAAGGCTGCTTCATCTATAACTAGATAAGTTAAACCTCTACCTCTTAATGATCTTTCATTGTCTGCACCCTTAAAGGATATTTGAGAGCCATTCTTGAATCTAACTCTTAGCAGTGTCTCATGCACTTGTTCTATTGCCGGCGATAAGTCTTCTTTAAATTCCTTGAATTCTTCCCAACCTATTTCTCGAGCCATGTTAATGGTCGGAGCCACCCACCAGGCATTAGCCTTAGGTGTCTCTAGGCAGTGCTTGACGAGCTCCATCAATGCCATCTTTGATTTGCCTACACGACGACCACCAACAATTAACTTATATCTACGTGTATCGCTATGGACTACACTTTGATAATCATATGGTGAATACTCTAGTTCAACTGTCTTCATTTGGTTTTAATTTAAATTCAATAGCACCTGGACTATGTATGGTTACATCCCAAGCATTGTCATTGACATAACTGATAAACTCTTTGTTATTAGTGTATGTTATTACATCGCTAGATTTAAGTAATTGTTCTGCACGCTTTGCCATTAGATCTAATTGACCTTCACATGTATGGTTTACGTTTTGTGTGTGCTCATGACATCCATAGCAATAGAATGTAAGGCTTTCTTCATCAATTAATCTTAAATCACTCATCATTGTCCTCATTTGATTCTGGAAGACAGAAGTGACCTAAGTCTTTTACTTCTTTACCACAATCTGTACACCAGAATAGACCTAGTGTGCTGTTAACGAGTATAAGTGCCATTGTTATTCCTCTTCTTGTTCAGGGCTTGTTTCAAAGATATATCGCCAGTCAATATATGTTTTATATATATCTAGCATAAATCTTTTTGATATGTTTTCAGGTAGGTTATTAGCCCATATGACTATTTCTTCCATACCTTCTTTATATGTGGTAGGTGTACTATACATTATCGTCATCTTTCCACTTGAACATTATAGCATAGTCTTGGCCTCTTCCCTCAGCTATGTCCTCTAATCGTTCTATTCTACCCAATAATAGCTTGATATGTTGCCATGACTGATCCTCTATAGCTTTCTTAAAAGCAAGATTATACAAAGCTGGTTCCATGTCTTTTAATAGCTCTCTGCATCTCTTCCTGATCTCTTCTTGAAATTCTACAGACTTTCTCCATTGCCTGAGTGTCTCTGCTGTAGTCCCAGCAATCTCTGCAATCTCTTTATAAGTTTTATCACCTTTAGCTAATAGTTCTATTGCTATTAACTGTTGTTCATTGAATATTGATTTCATGCTGCAACCTCTAGTTGTCTATAATGGCCTCTTACCGTGATTCCGTCACTTCTAGTGTAAGAGTCTACCCATGTTTTTACTTTTTGTTTAGCAACCCTTTTGGCATATGGTGCTACGCTTTGTTTTAATTTCTCTACATTCTTCTTACGTTCATCCCCATCAACAAATACGTATGTTGTTGCAACTGGTACAGTAAGTCTACCAGATACATAACCAGCTATCTTTGATTTATAAAGTGGATCTTGTGGACCATATAAGTTTCTTGCAGTAGAAGTTGCATTCTTTAATGCTTTAGCCATTTGTGATGCACTTCTTACTTGTCCTGCTTGTCTTAAATATTTAATTTCTGCTTGCATTGTGCGGACAAATGCCCTTAACTTAGGTGATGCTATTGCAGCTCTAGGAGTTCCAAGCAATACTGAGTTAATTAAATTAGCTGTTGATTCACCTAAAACACCTCGAGCATAATACACACCAAATGCCTGTCTAGGAGTAGTGGGAAATAAAGCAGCTTCTAAAGCATCTGATGTTAAACCTCTAGCTTGACGATATGCTCTAGTTGCTCTAAAGCCTGTTAGTTCTTGCTTTACTGGGTTTGTTAAACCAAATGCTGATCTAATTGCTCTGATTGTAGGATTGTATGATGCGTCAATTGTTCTTTGTTCTAAGATAGCTAAAGATTTTGCTTCTAACCATTTTCTAGTTCTATTTTCAATTGCGTCAATTCCAGCATTCGTTACATCTGCTAGCTTTTTAGCATTAGACTTTTTAAATAAAGTATCGCTTATTGCTTCTTTACCAGTAGATGTAGCTACTTTACCTATAGCATCTAGAATTTCTTCTTTTGTGCCGTTTTTAAGTAAGTCTTTACTTATTTCTGCGAAGCCTTTTTTTGCAGCACTCATGCCAAATTTAGTTGCAACTTCTTTTGCGGCTTCTCTTACCGCTGCACGTGCAATAAATTCGCCTATTATGACTGAAAGTCTAGCCCACATTTGGTTTCCTTAAAAAAATTCAGGACAAGGTGTATCTTCATACTCTACTTCAATATCGTCAACAATGATTTGAATTTCATTATTGCGAGGATTTGGTTCAAGTCTACCTGTTATAGTAACCTGATCATCTATTTTAACATTACTAAGCATGTTAGAAAGACTGATTGGTCTAGATTGTTTGAACAAAACTATCTGCATTGGTTTTTGTTCTTCTGATTCTCTAATTGCTGAGAATATAACTTTATCTTTAACTATTGGTGTTTTCACTATTTTTCCAGTAATCTTCATTTGGGGCATCCTTTGGATTGATTGTTGTCTTATATACAATCAACTAATCATTACAATCGATTATCTTGATTGGCTTGATTGTTTACTTATTAACCAAGCAATCCATATTGTATCACACAGTGCAAGGGGAAGCAACCCGTGGTATAATATATCTATGAACAAACAAGGAAGACCAGTGACCAATACTCCAGAATCTATTAAAAACCGAATTGTTATAGACGATAACCAATGCTGGATATGGCAGGGGTTCAAGGATCGTGACGGATACGGTCGCATGCGTTTAAATGGAAAAGAACGCTTTACTCACAGAATAGCATATGAAGCGTGGGTTGCTCCACTTGAGCCAGGTAAAGTTATTATGCATATGTGTGATAAACCAGCATGTTGTAATCCAGAACATTTAAAACAAGGCACTCAGGGTGATAATAATAGAGATTGTGCGGCAAAGGGTAGAAAACGAAAAGGTTCAGAAAACGGAAATGCTAAACTAACAGAGTATCAAGTTGCCAAAATACGTGAATGGTTTAGCAAAGGTGCTTCTGGTGAAGAATTGTCAAAGATCTTTAATATATCAAGAGTTCAAATTCGTAAAATTCTTAATTTTGAGAACTGGAATTTTTAATACCAAATGCATGATCGTTTGGATTTAGCGCCCTCATTAAAGGACCTAGTACTGCAGAACCTGCAGCAGCAGCTAAAGCCTTCCAATCATGATTTCCTGTCATCCACACTGCAACAGCAGCAGAAATGGCAGTTCTGATGTATGATTGTATCATAGTTTTATTCATTATACCCACCCATTGAAAGGATAGCGGAACTTTGGAACACGTACAGCAAGATCATAACCAACCAACTTTACACTGTTCGTGTCGAGGCTGGATAGGAGAATTTCCCCTTGTGCAAAGTATCGAGATGATAATGTCGCTAGGAAAAGAATGCTCTCGTTACGATCAGCCAGGTCATCTCCACCAATTGTTGTGTCACCTATCGAAATTGAACCCACTTTTGCACTAGCATTTTCACGCATGTTCTGAATGATTCTATCGTCAGATAAATTTTGGTACAGATTGCCTAAAGCTATGTTTATTTCTGCTTCTTTAATAATGCGTAATGAAGCATTGTATTTGCGGCGAGCAGTATCAGTATCATAATCATTAAATCTTTGAAAATCCATTTCAGCTGTTCTAAAGTCAATTGTCGCTCTTGCTCTACGCAAGGCTGATGACACTCTTGAAGTAGCAATATCTTCTGGAGTTAAATTAGCATAATCATAGACATCTTGAACTGTTGCATAGTTAGCCCCATCAGTGGTGCTAGAAACGGCCAGAAAGGGCGCAGCTGCAACGTAGGTACCTGCAAAGACAGGTTCCGAAAATGGACCTACTGTATTTTCTGTTTGATTTTGAAACTGTATTTTATACCAGTAAGCATCGTCTAATTCTGTTGCATAGAATGATGTAATACCATATTCGTAAGCAGTAGAAACTTTCAAACCATATGTACCATCTTTGCTGTCAGATTCATATAAATTTAATCTGCTAGCAGCTGGATCATCTGGTAATGAAAATGTAATTGTTGTGTTAAATAAAGCCATTCTATGTCTCCGATGGTAATATTGTTCTTGAAAATGGATTTCTTGATGGACCCACTACATAAGCATTTGCAGTATAATAAACAATTTGATTATCTACAAACTTTGGAACTACTTGTGATATTTCATATTCGTTTCCACCAAAAACTAAAATCCAAACTGTTCTTTTAAGTTTGTTTCCATCATTAATAATAAACTGTCTTGATAAATGAAAATCTGGTGGTAAATGAATTTTTCTCATATCTCTTTCAATGTAAGATTCAAAACTTTCATTTGCAGATGGAGCTGGAAATCCATAATTAATATCTTGGAAAAAAGCTTTACTGTAATAAGTAAAATCTAATTTATAAGAAGATTTATCTGATAATACAGATGATTGAATTGGTTCATATTGTTCTATGTAAACAGAAGTTCCAAATCTATTAAAAGCAGATGTATATTTATTTGTTAATGGTCCAACTAATCCTTCGGCATAATAGTCTATATTTTCAGATGTTGATCCAAGTAAATTAAAAGAAAACAATAATTGGTTATCCATTGCCTCATCTTCACTATATTCAACAATACTGACTGAAGGAAAAGCTTCATCTTTTAATAATTTTTGACCAAAAAATACTGGAGCTTTATCAACTTGTATATTGGAATCTCCAAGTCCAATTTGATAAGCAAAACGAATTTCTTCTTTTGTATTAAGATCTAATCTTCCATCTCCAACTGGTTTAAAAAATCTTAAACCTACTACATCTTTAGTTGGATGAGACGCAGCAATAGATTCTGGACTTAGCACATATTCTTCATTTATGTAATCAAGACTTCTTACATATGTTATAGCTTTATTATTATATTTTCTAACATAAGATAATAAAAATCCACTAGAACATCCTATTGAAACTGTTCTTCCTGTTCTTTGATTTGTTGGTGCGTCAACAAAATCAGACTGAGCTGCAGTAGTAGGTATGGAAAAAGGTTCAGACCATGTACCACCATTATCTGTTGATAAAGAATAATATTCACTAACAAATAAATCATCAGTAGTTTTTTGAGACCAATAAATTAATAATGTTCCAAGTCCATCTTTTGAAATATTTATATCAATTATGTCTGTTGCGTCAACAGCAGATACTTGAACAGGTGAAGTAAATGTTCCACTTAATCTATCAAATCTTAAATATGAAACATCTATATTTGGTGAAGTATCTCTTAGTGCAGCAATGTGCAATACGCTTTGATCATCTGCATGAGTAGAGAATATGTCATAATAATCTTCATCATCTGTTCCTTGAATTCCACCATCTGCTACATCAAAATAAGTATGTCTATAAGGTCTTACATATAGTTTTGAAAAATATGGATAAACCATATATATTATGTCGTCGGTATATGAAATATCAAAAGACAATGAATCCATAGCTGTATTAAAAGTGGTTTCAAGCCAATCTTGTGTTGTAGAGCTTAATCTAGTTAAGCTTGTTGTTGTTGGCGTGACTGCAAAAGAAAATAATTCAATATTGTATTCTTCTTCACTCGTATCATAATAAGAATGAAATAAATGTAATAAACCCAAATCTTCTTGAAGAGTTAAATGCATAACTGGTCCATTAGCATTTAAACCAGTGATACCAGTTCTTCTTCCAGAAACACCAAATGTACCTTGCCACATTCTTGTCCAACTAAAACCATTATCCGAAGATCTGTATATATTTATGTAATTTCCTACATGACCTTCTCTAACTGCAGCCCAAAGCACACCATTATCTTGTCTTATTAATGTTTTATTAATAAAATTATGGGTAATTAATCCTCTTGAGTTCCAAGAAGCTTCTACAATACCTGTATTTGTATATATTGAACTAGTCATTTACTTGCTCCACATTAATTAAAAACGTTCCAGGTCCTAAGGTGTCAATGTAATTAACATCAAATTTAACATAAATTATATCACTTATGCTATTTGGTGCGACATTGTTAATAGTAACTGAATTGTTAAATGTAATATTGTCTGTTGATAAAGTAATTGCTGGCAATATTGCACTTTCCTTAGTTGTTGTTGTTATTTCAAAAGTAGCTGGATTAGCATCCAAGTTTCCAATTCTAAATAAAAGTTTTTTTATTTGATTATAAAGTAAGCCACCATAATTTAAGTCTGATATTTCTTCGGCATCCGCTGCAGATAATGCAGTATCCTGAGATGAAATAAACTTAAAGAAAACTGATTTATTTCTAAATCTTGTAATTGTATCATTAACATTAGTGTTTGATACTTGTTGATTTATTGTTATAGAACTTATATTGGTAATTGTTGGAGATGTTTGATTTATTGTAATGTTTGAATCTGAAACTAATATTGAAGTTGATCCATCTCCATCGCCAATTATACTTCCATTGAATTTAATTGAAATATTAGATTTTACAGGACTAACTAATATATCTTTTCCAGCACCCTCAGCTGCAATATCAATATTTGTAACAACAGGTTGTATTATTGCGCCAAATGTTCCACTACCAGCAACATAGTGATCATTTACATCAGAACTTGTAAACGCTCTATCATAAATTGCTAATTCATCAAGATTAAATTGATAGGTAAAAGCATTGACTACCCCAGAATCATTTTGGTATGTACCAATTGATCTTCTATCATTAAATAATCCATTGTATGTTATAAAAGTATAGAGTGATAAAACAATATTGGTTGGTTCATTATCAACGTAAGATGTATTAGTAAAAGTTTGAGTTTGTGCGTTGTAGGATTTTGTTAATACAACATGGTGCCAAGAATTATCTGCTAAGTATGAATTGCTTGCTGTTATGTAACTTGTTGATGGCACACCAAATCTAACAAAAGACAAATGACCATTATGTAAACCTAAATAAAATGTATTTAATTCGCCAGTATTAACATTGTTGTTACCATCCATTGCAAGTATTGCAATATTTTCACTTGAAGTTTTAATCCAAAATTCAATTGTTCCGTTTAAATCTAATAGATTATTAGTATTAAATATATTTTGACTACTAAAAAGAATTGCTTCTGAACTAGATCCTGCTAATCCATGAAGCTCAACTGAATCTGATTCACTATCTCCTGGTATTCCAGAATTCCAATCCGCTGAATCTAAGTTCCAAGATGAACCTGCTATTGGCACTCTACCAAGATCTATAACGGTTGAATAATCTTGTTGTGGAGTAAATCTAAAATAATGTACTGGATCTTTGGATTTAACTAATCCAGTATAAAGTGGCAATACTTCATTTGCAGCAATATCAATATTAGTTGATCCAGTTGTTATTGTTACATTAATTACAACTGTTGCAGATGAATCATTTATATTAATATTTCCATCTTGAGCTAATAT